TTTGATATTTTTCCGCATTGGCACCTGTGAATTTAACATGCGTCAATGGATTGTTTATGAAATAAACTAATTGGCCAGAGCCTGACACAGAAGCTGCTATGACCTGATAAGTTATGCCACCATCAAAAGAAAAAGTTGCTGCCCCTGCTGCTGTTGTGAATACTGCACTAAAAGGGGGTGCTGGATTACCACTGCCAAATGTGTTTAAAATAGGAACCACAACTGGGCTTGGGTTCTGGGCTGATATTGTACCGCGTAAGCCTGATGTATTCATTTCTGTTCCTGTATCGGTTAATGTTTCATTTCATAATCTAATATCGGTTCGATATAGCATCTACAGTTGTAAATCATCCCTGCATGATAATATTTTCCAGGTTCGACTTCAGGCGGTGCTGCGAATTCGCAAATCTTTCCGTCCATCTTTTTATGGCTTTCTCGCACATCGCCATCTTCGCACGAACGCCAATAATAATGTGTGCTTCCTACATGCTTACTCCTAGCCATCGTCAGCCCAGATGCAACTCTTGCAACTTCTGTTCTGGCTATACATTGCGCTCTTGACTGGCTAACATTTCCTGTTTGTAGAATCTTACGAGCGATACTGTCAGCGCGTTCACCTGTGATTATTCCTTCCAGCGCCATCTTGTGAACTCTGTCAGCTGCCTCGCTAGGCAAACTTGTAATCAGCTTAACTTGCTCAGAAAGGAATTGAATCAGCATATTGCCTGTTGGCGCTTCACTTAGTTCTTGATTAAGGGATTTATTCATTTCTCTGCCAAGCTTCACCCAATTAGATTCATCTACCTTAGCAATCTTTGCTACCATCTTATTGGCAACTGATTTTGCCCATGGTTTAATCGTCTCGCCATAACCGCGCAACATATTTGATAGTTGTCCATGCGCAGTTTTTAACTCGTCTTCAGTCATATTCTTATTAATGATGCTTTTAGTCATCACATCTATCTGCTTAACAATATGGCGAAGGCTTCTAAGATACTCACGTTCCAGGCGGCTAGCCACATTAAAGCGTTCCCGTGCACGTCTTTTCTGAATTCTTTCTTTATTTTTCATTTTTTCCAGCTTCATAACCATCAAAATACGCTTTCTCCAACATTGTTTGGATAGCTATAGATTCTTTGTGGCCTCCAGTATAAGCCATAAAATGCTCAAATAGGCATTCAATTGAATGATTTCTGCCTTCTTTGGCTCGACAATTTTTACCGGCGCATATTTCATTCATACATGGTCAGAATATTAAGCGCAGCGCCAGTGACTGCGATGAATAGCCCAGCATAAAAAGCAACGCCTTTGGTATCTATTTCGAATGGCAGTCCATTCGAGACTAATGCTCCTGATGTCCATATTACCCGCCCAGCAGTCGATGTTCCATCATAAAATGTTGCAATTGAATTGTTTGTAATCCCGCTTAAAACAATGCCGTGAATATTGCCAGAGCCTAATTTAAGTTGCCTACCCGCAGTCAATCCTTGTTGAAAATCACTTACTACCTGTGTCTGCGCAATTCCATATTTCATTATTGAAGCACTTAGGACGTTCGCGATAACTGGTGTTATTGAACCGCCTGAATTTGTGTTCTCTATTCTTATCGGCAAATCTAAAGTGGATGACCATGCCGTATTGAATTTCATCATATGCGAAACTATTCCATCCACCAGAAAATAAACATACTGCAAATTATAAATAATCTCATACAAATGTTCTAGCATGCTTCCTGTTTTTACAGTACTGCCTAACCTGCCATTGAAATTGCCATTTACTATTCTCGCTGTCTCAGCACCATTACTGCGAGTTACAAGGGACACTAATGTCCCTGCTACCTCAAAAAATGCTCCATCATTGGCTGTGAATGCTCCAATGCGCCGTGTATTGTTGGCTGTGCCTGGGTCTGGAAGCTGCAACTTACAGCTGAATTTATTTATTTGCCGAGTGACATATCGGGCTGTTTGGGCTGATGTTACTGAAACTGAATTATTAGCCGTTGCTCCTGTGTTCAGTATCAGCATTCCATTTGTCGGCGCTACTGTTCCGCCTATGCCAACAGAAGGAGTCCAGAACACTGTATCAAGAGTATTTCCTGGGAATGCAGAGCCTATAAGCCGATATGTTGGCACAGAAAGCATTTCACCATTAGGCGACAATTGATTAACAAATCCGTTGCGGTCTTGATTGGCTTGATTAGACGTTTTCAAAAAGCCATCATCATCTAATGCTCTTGGCAATGAAGATAGAAATGGAACTTGTATTGTTTGCAAGCGCAAATAAGTAGTGGTTGCAGACCCTGCGTTAGTTACTCTTATCCGATAATATGATGCAACCAATTGCGTAGAGCTGCCTGTGCCAATGGTTGGGTATGCTTCATAAGCATCAGTAATGTCCCAATTCGTGCCATCTGGACTTTGATCAACATAGATAAGACAAAGCTGATCAGATTTTATGGTGAATTGAATTGCAGTGTAATTCAAATCGGATACAGCAGGGCCAATGAATGAAGCGCCTGGTGCAAGATTAGTTGTTGTGCTATTTAATGGATCAACAGTAGTATTTTGATTTATAAATAAGCTGCCATCAGAAGTCCCTATCATCTCCTTGAAACCCGTGCCAACAGAAACAATAGGCAATACAACCAATGGGTCTTTGTATACTGTTTTGGCATCAACAACTAAAGTAGTCATATCAATAGCCCAGCTTATCCAAAACACGTTTGAGGTTGGGATGGAGCACCACAATATCTTCCGGAATATTGTTTGGATTTATCCACATATAAGCTTGTGATTCCGAATTTATAACAATTCTTAAATCTCCAGGTATGAAAGCTGTAAAGGTTGTAAAATTACCGCCTTCATCGATCTTCATCAATGGTCCATTATAAACAATTCCGGTTTCCTCTATCGCTTCCCGTCTTGCTGCCATCTCAGCATTCTCGCCACCTTCAATAGTGCCGCCTGGTAGCCCCCAAGTATTTCCCGCTGGAACAGACAATGCCCGTTTAAGAAGTAGTATTTCTCCAGATTCATTCATGAACATTATTCCAGCAGCGGCCATCGCCTTGAAATCGTGTGCCTTGTTGCTTTCAATTTGTTTTGTTTCTTTTGTGGGAATTGTTGGCCTGCCTCCAGATGGAACAGGGCTATTAGCACCCACATTAGCTTTAATTTCACTAGCTTCTACTTGCCCTTGTTCTTTAATTTCTGCTATTTCGACATCTTCTGGGATTGGTGGCGGCTCATTTTCTGCCTCATCAATATCTTCTTCAGTTATGTTTGTAAATATGCCTGTTACTTTTGATTGCTGTTTCAGTTCTTTCAAAGCAATATATCTGCTAACCAATCCTGATTCTTCAGCTTTTGATATCGTATCACTGTTCTTACCGGCAATATCAGATTTTTCAATGTCGGTCAATTGCCATAGACTTCTGAAAGAAATCCCAAAGCCTTCTGGAACTTGTTGTCCAAGAGAGGAAGCCATTGCCCGATAAATTTTAGTGACACCAACTTTTAAGTCTTTTTCTTGCCCTTGCCGAATGGTATCATAATAATTGCGCAAATCAGTATCCCCAGTGCTAAAACCAGAAGGGGACTGGCCAAATAATCGCACTAAAGGTATCTGTAAAGCGCCAGAGCATTGTTCCATGAAGCGCATTAATATGTCCGATAAGCCACCGAATGCTCCATGGCTGTCTGCATTATACTCGTCTTCTGAATCTAACAGGGTCATTCCTTCGATGCCTTGGAAGCGGCGCATCATGTCAACATAAGCGGATAGTCCGGTAAGAGCATCTCCGCCAGCGGCAACAATCTGCCTTAGTCCTTTGATTTTATAATTGCGAATGTATGATTTGTAAACTAATTGAGCAGCCCCTGTGGTTGCGCTATCGAATGCTATCATGCGATCATACATGCGCTCAAGAACAGATATTCCCCAAAGATTCTCCATTACTTTTTGCCAATAAGGAAGTTTGATGCCATCGAAACGTATTACACGACTGTAATGGATACGCTGGTTCACTAAAGCCGGTGCCATAGCTGTTACCCGATAATATTTTGGCAAGCCTAAACTTGGGCCATAATCGGTGACTAAATCGAACAATGAAGGCTCGACCATCCATCTATCCATAGAAAGTAAGCCGCAAAATTGTCCTTCACGAATTGTGTTCAGGCGTAATGGCGTTTCATTATCTTGGCCGTCAATAAGCAGCACGGCAATAGCACCGCCATATAGTGCTGACCACTTTAGAGTTTCATTTAAAGAGTTCCAAATTCCAAGTCTAACTGCTTCTTCCTCAATGGCTTGTACGTTATCAGGGTCAAGTTCCCCGAGGATATCAACCCCTCCACGAGTCATATCGTCAGCTTTTATATCACAAGCAACGCCGCCTAGCCAACTTCCACGGTAAATCCACTCCAGCAGTGTCCTGTTTCTGGTGATAGGATTGAATCCATACGTGCTGGAAGACATTGGATTATTAGACCCAATGCCAAGATTCATTTCAAAATTCTGGAAACTATCCTGTGTCTGTTTTGGCTTGTCCTTGAGCAATTTGGTTTCTTCACGCAACAATCTGTCTTGTGTACGTTGTACATTGACTTTTTTTATTTGTTTATTGCGTGCCATTTATTTGCCTTATTTTATTAATCTGAGCCAGCCAGTTGCAGAAGAATTGGCTGGAAAGCCTTTTGTAAATTCAGGATATTCTTTATTCATCTGCTGCAGAAGAAGATTGGCTTGCTGAAAATTTTCACTGATTGCTCCTTGAAATTCTTGAGGCGATTTTGTAACTGGCTTCCCTTGATTTTGTTTCTTTTGGGCAGACTCTTTTCCACGTTCAGCAGCCCACGCTTTTTTCATATATTGTTGAAATTTCCCCCATTGTGGAGGAACAACTTCAGCATCTTTCGTATGTATATGAATATGTATAGCCATTAGCAATGCCTGATAGGATTAAATAAGTCACGATAATTATACGCTTAATTTATCGTGACTTAAAAATTAATTTAAAACAATTGCTTAAATTAAAGCAACGGTAGCATCCAGCTTGACAGCCTGGCTTGATGCAACTTGAATTTCAATCACATCAACAAGAGTTGAAACGCCATCACCAATCTGCGCATCAGCAGTAACGCTAATAGTAACATTGCCATGGGCAACTGGGGTGATAATACCGGAAGCATCAACAGTTGCAATCGCAACATCAGAACTTACATATTCAACATTTTCAACAGGCTCAGCAACGCCTTTCAGGTTGACTGGAGCTAATTTGATTTGAGCAGTTCTATCATCAGGCAATAAAAACATTATATTCTTTCCTCTAAAAGTAGCACCGCAATAGTTGATCCACAATGCAGGAAGCGGTAAACACCTGCATCGTTTCTTTTTTCTAAACCAATTGAATTTCATTAGGCTGCCATTGTTTTTGAATACACCTCTTTATTAGCAACGAATATGCCAAGCATGAATGCGCTGGCTCCTGTTGCAGCTATAGCATTATCATTCATACAACTCCAAGAACCATCTTTGTATACATCAATATATTCATCGGTTCCGTGCTTGCCACACCAAATATGTTCATCTTCTTGTTCTTGGATAGAGTCATAACCATTTGTCCGCGCAACATGGCATGTTTCATACTGTTTTGTTTTATCCAAATCATCAATATCATGGTAAATCCTCATAGCAGCACCTCACAATCTAATTTATATGATCCAGCATTACCTTGTGTTATGCTGTTAATTTTAAATTTTGTTCCAGGTGGCAAAATAGTCTCTTTCTCTCCTGCATTTATTGTTTCACTCAAGTCTATTGCTTTTGCACCTTTTGGAATTAATATATTCATGTGGACATCACCAGACCATACACTTTTGCTGTGCGAAGTAGAGCACACAGCTTCCTCGGACAGAATAGTACCTGGCTGTATATCATTCAAGTCATCGATACCAGCATTTTTTGCCATCGCTTTAAATGCTTCAATCCCAAACTTTCTTCCTACATTTACATCATTTTTAGTTGGTGGGGCTATCTGGAATGCTCTTTGGATATTCAAAATATCCACCATCGTTTGTTTGTCCACTTCATGGAAATCGGTTGAAAACCTCATTGCTTTATTTATCTGCTGATAATAGCTTCCTTTGTATCGATGGATAGATTTTTGGATACCGGATGGCAATCCTGATTCATCTGATATCCCTTTACTTGAATACTTGAAATTACTAGTTGGTAGGGATGAAGCATAAATCGGCGCACTTCCAGTTTTTGTCTGGCTATATGATTCACCGGCATATGAAGCAACAGGAGCTGCTTTTGGAGCCAAAGCCATTTTTGATAGTTCATTGCCAATATTTATTGTTGATCCACCTTCCTTATATGCCCAAGTTTCTGCTTCAGGGCTGTAGCTAAGTTTCTGGTTGCCTACTTTGTAGTATTCGACACCATTATACTTGCCTTCATACTTATATCCTAATTCTTCAGCAATTTTCTTGAAATTCTCAACGGTATTTGCTATTTTCTTTGGTTCAGGCTCCGGCTCTGGCTTAGGTTTTTCTTCCTCTTTATGCTCTTTTCCTTTTGACTCCTCAGTTCCTTTCTGCTCCTCATGGAACTGTTTATAGAATTTTACACATTTTGGAGTGTACTGCTTAGACCATCCTTCGGTAGCTGCCTTCTCTGTTATCTGAGAGGGTGTTGGATACTTTCCTCCATTCTCGGATGTAAACTTCTCCACCCATTCCCAAACTTTTCCTTGTGGGGAATTAGGCTTTGGCTTTGTAATTCCGTTTTTTATCTTTGCGAATGGACTTCCTCCAGGAGCTTTGGCAAACTCTCCATTCTTTGCACGAGGATGCTCACTTTCCTTGAATGCTGCTTCGTCCTTGGTAAGAAACGAAATAATTTTATTTCCATGAACTCTTACTTTGGTAAATATCACTCTAATCTGTTATCCATCCAAATTTAAAATACCTTTATACCGCAATAGTCAGCAAAAGTCACCTATTTATTATTTTCTGCCTAAGGATGCCCAAACTGATAAATTATCTTTGGTTAGCATATTGAAAGCACCTGATGACCCATCTACTTGATCATCGTGCCCAGTTCCAGGAAAATCCTCCAATTCTTTAAAATAAGCCTCATTCCATGTTGCCCGCAAGATATCCACATTACCATTCTGCCATTGAGCTGCAAATGGGTCTGCGCGGGTAACTTTATCCCCAGTTTCTCTTTCGACTTCTACTTTGAATCCGGCTAACAATTGAATATAGCTATTAGCCTGATCAACACCGGCTTGGCCAGGATCTTGGTTTATCCCAATTGTTACTCCGATTGAATCATTCCTTGCCATCCGTAAAACTAATTCGCGAACTTTGCTGGACCGAACTCTTTCCCTGATGATATCCAAAACAATATACCGGCCATTTTTCAGGCGTCCCATCTTTACCCCAACAGTCCAATCTGGGTCCTGATTTCCTTCGCAAGGTTCGGTAGCGGCCAGATCCCATTTCCGCACAATCATTTCTATATCGTGGGGGAGTGGAGCAATATCGACAATATTGACTTCGGAGCGTTTAAAATACATTCCAGACATTACCCTTACTGCCCAGTTGCCGCCAAGCAATCTCTCCCGTTCTACCCGAGAAAGTGCCATTAAGTTAGCTCGGTAACCTGGGTCGGCTTCCATTAAGATTTTATTATCTGCTAGCTTGGCTGGAATAAAGGTAAATGATTTTGGCTCTACTTCGCTACCATAGATACCAATAAGCTCCTGTCTGCTATCTCCCCAGATTAAAGAATCATTTATTCGAATAAACCATCGGATAACTCCTGACCTTTCTGGAATAGGGTATCCGTAGTTAGGTGAGGAAGGATCTTGCTCAATCCACCAAGCGATAAGAGCTGCCACCCAGCTATCCGCATCCGGATTAGTTGATGCCCGTATACAAGGTCTGATCCCGCTTAATGAGCGGTTTCTAGACAGCATATAGAAAAATTGATTTTCTAGGAAGTGGGTGAGCTCATCAAACATTATCAAGGGAATCTGGGCACCTTGCCAATCCAAGACGGTACTTCCGTGCTCAAGGTGGGCCATCTTAACCTTTCCACCTTTCTTCCAGCGCCATTCCAGAAGGTGGGCTACTGGATTTCCTCCACAATACGGATACAACTTCAAAGACTCATCCCAGAGGCCTCCAGGATTTCGAACCTGTGTTGTGCTTCGGCGAAAGATTACCGCGGAGAACTCTGCATTCTTTGTAACGTGTCGCAGAGTTTCAAGAATCATGGCGAAGGTCTTTCCAGAACCGGCTGCTCCTCCATAGAGGACGATATCCGCGCTGCTACTAAGAAAGGCTTCCTGGGGTCCAGGTTGCGGCTTAAAAATAATGTGAGTTTTATCCCTTGTTTTACCCATTGGCTTTCTTTTTCTTCCATAGGCAATACTGTGTTCCGGCGGTTCCAGTAGAGATTCCTTTAGCCACGCAAACAATCATTATTTCTTTTCTAGTTATTTCTGGATTCTCTAGAAAAAGGCTATCAAAGGTAATCCAAGCTAACCTAGTTGGATTTTCAACTTTAGATTTAACAAGTATTTCGCTTTTAGGAATTTTACTATAAAATTCTTTAAGAGAAGAACTAATTTTTTCTTTTGCTTCGCTAGTATGTACGTACCCCAAAAGATTTTGATTTCCTTTGCTAGCATTCCCAATTTTTCTTTTTGTTTCTTCCGAAAGTTTATTTCCTTTTAAAGAATTGGATATTTCTTGTTTTGTTTCTTCAGAGTAGCATCCTATCATTCCTCTATTCCAAGGAATTTTTCCTTTTAAAGAAGCCGATAGATTGGCTTTATGCTTTTCAGTGCGATTATTTTGACAGCGAATAATTTTTTCTATTGATTCGCTTGAATGGATATATCCTGAAGAACCTTCTCCGCCTTCAGTTTGGTTAACAAGATTTATCCCCATTCTTCTTAAAACAGAGATCATGCTTACTTCCATTGAATGAGCAGCTTCTTCTGATGTACAATTCAAAACTTTGATGGATATGTTTTCTTTACCAAACTTATTAACAATGTTGGAGTGGTAAGTATTATGCCTGCGGCTAAGATTATGTGCCCTTTTCCTCTTTCCTTTACCAACATAAAATATAGATCCTATACCTTTAAGGTCTGGCCGGCAATGGAGATACGCATAAAATTGTTCTGAATTCATACTAAAAATTTTAAGAATTGGTTAAACCTTTATTATCCTATGGGTAGTTTCTTTAATCTACTAGATTATTCTTTAGAATCTCTAAAGTTTTCTGGTATATAAAATGCCACTCCCCCAGATTCAATGTCCGTTGAAATATCCAGTTTACTATTCACAGGAGTATCTAACCCCCAAAGTCTGGCGCGCCTTTCAGAAATCTTGATTAAACGGTCTATCGCCTTTAACACTGGGTCAGAATTCTGGAGTCTAATGGTTTTAAAATTCCCGTTTTCATCTACCACCGGATTCCCATTCTCATCATCAACTACATCACGAACTACTGCTCCACTGCTCACATAAGGATGGAATGCCTTTAGTATCCGCATAGCTTCGGAATGCATAACATCGAGGCGCTCATTTTCAAGTTTACGATGTTCTTCAACTTCCGGAGCAATAATTGCTTTTAGCGCCTTTGAGTACAGTTTATAAGTGTACTGAGGGGTAAAGCCAAGTGTCCTAGCTATTTCTGAAATATTGGGATTATCCCGATACATCCGCAGGATGGTAGCTTGCAGCTCTTTCGCTTTCTCAGTAGGCGTGCTATGCGAATTATTTAATTTTCCTACAAAGCTCATGTTGGATTAAATTGAAATTAAAAATCAAATCCTACCATAGTTAAAAAGAACTACCAAATTAAAAATGAAGACTTCCTTGTCTTCGAGGAGAAGGCATCTTGCCTTAGGGGAGGCCAGGAGAGCCTTTAAGTTAATGATTTGGTGGTTGATTTGCTTCCACCAACTTGGTTATTTAGACTTATTCCGTTACCATAAGCACAGCCAGCAAAGTATGCTAGGGCATCATTGTTCCTAGCTTGGTATTTTTTCTGTTTAAGCAAACCGACTTCTTTGGAAATAAACTCTTGGTTGGCTTCTTCCTCCGTTTTATATACGGATACCAAAGCTAAGTCGGTGCAAGTTGATTCTCCATCCTGAATAGAGGAAGAATTAATTATTTCTTGTACTCTTTGGCTTATCTTAGCTGATGCTCCATTGCAGAAGCTATACGAATATTTGTTCCGATTTCTTTCTCTCCTAATGGCAGTAATAACATAGTCTGCCATTAGGATAGCGGCGGTGACGTTTGCTTCCTTCCCAATAAAGAAGATTTTCCTTTTTGTTCCAGTTCCTGGAATATTGGCTCTTTTTTCTTCCCCATAACAAGAGCAAAAAAATAGTTTAGCAATGGCATTAACTGTAACTCCCGCCCATGGCTTATTCTGGTATTCAGAAAATTGCTGAATACGGCTCTCAGTAATTTCTTCCAGGTCGCTAACCACAAGATTATGCTTTGCCAGCAATCCATGTGCCATCCGAATTGCATTATCTCTTTCACCTTCCGTTGCCCCAGAATTAGTTCCGAGGGCAATTAATTTACGTACTTTTTCAATTACTTTTTTCATGAGGGTTCTCCTAGCTGATTTTATTATTTTGGGTAGTGCCATCCTTGGCTTTAGTTTAGATTATTCAATTATGCTTAAAACCTTATAGGAAGAAACTAATTTATCCTTTTTCATGCTAGCAGGTAACTTTTTTGTTAAAAAAGTTCTTTATCAACAGCATCCAGTTTATAGTTAATAGTCCTCTTTTTCCCAGAGGTCAAAGTCAGCCGAACGTTTACACCGATTGTTTTGATTAAAGTAGCCATTTTAATATCTCCGAAAACTGTTAGGGGAAATCCCTAAACCATGAATCTATTATAATGGTTTTGGTTTTGGTTATTCACCAACCTGTGTAATATTTTTGATTCCATCATAATTTACAAGGATAGCATTTTACCATCCTTTCATATCAATACTCAATTGAACTAGATGAAGGCGATTCTGGTGCGACAACTGCTACTACTACAAATATTCCAAAAATTATAATCAAAAATACACAAGCAATGATAAATGTTTCAATTATTGTTTTCATTGCTCCACCTTCTTCATAACATTACCGCTGGCTGACCACAGTAGAGCAACAAACCAAAGTGCCAGCGTCCAGCCAAAAAATAGATTCAACAGGAAGATAGACCATTTGTCATTATGGTTTCGATTTCCTGCTATGATGCTCGGTGCCCAATAAGTCACCAGCAGACAGATTATTATAAAAGCAGTCATTTCTTTTCTCCAATCCATAAAAGTAATGTTTTATAGCGCATATTAAATTTCCATATCGCCAGTTTGTTTTTATTCCTCCAGTGAGCACAAGGTGTCTGGCGGTGATTTGCAAATCTTGCCTTATCCAGATATTTTCTTAATCGGCGACAACTACACTTCTTCATCATCGCCAACCACTAAAAATAATTCTCCCTTAGCATTTTTCACAATGGTGTCCCCCCAGTCGGCATACTGAAAGTATCCATCGCCATTCACAAAGCGAATCAGCCGAGAATTACATAAATGGCAATCCTTCGGGCCATTGCTAAGGGAATTTTCTTTTCCCCCGCAAACCTTACATTCTGGCTGGGGACCAATAAAGGTTAAAACTTTAGCCGAGTTATCCCCAGCGTCATTCCGGTAGTAAGTTATGTGACCTTTCATAATAATTCTCCTCTAGGGCGATTTTAATTCTTAAATTAGATTAATTTTGGGTATGAATTTATTATACTGAAATCTCATTCAGGGTCAACACGAAAAGAGATTTCGTGGAACACTCTTTTTTCGAAGTAGATCAGGAATTCCTCCAGCTTTAAAATTGCCGGCGAGCGATGCCAGCCACCAGCCCCATCCGGACCAATCGGAATACGGATAAACATTTTAACTTTCCACTTAGTACGATTCTGCCGAAACATTAACACCGGTACCTGATTCTTTTTACATTGCACTCTACACTGTACCCACCAGTTAGATATGTTTAAATTCTCCTGACGTTTTATCTCCAATGCTAACCATTCTAATCCGACAATATCATATCCTCCGCCTCTAGATTGAGTTAGATTCCTTTCCAGTGCTGGTGGTTCTAACCCTGCCTTAGCATAAGCTCTATTGACCACAGGTTGTAACAACTTGATTACCTCGCGTTCACCGTTCGAACCTTTCCTTTGACTAAAATTCTTTGCCATTCTAAATACCTTTAAATTTGTACTACGTTGATTCTATTAATGATTGTTTAATTATAATGAAATTATTGTGTCCGGATAGTGCCTAACCCATTGAATTCTTTAAAAATATAATAAATATAATAATATAATAATAATAATAATAATAATAGGGGTCTCCCCTTTTACCCCTATAAGCCCCCCCAATATTTAAAAACTCACTATACTGTTAAGAATCAATAGGTTAGCCATTATTTTCCCCAATATTTTATAATGTCCCTAAATAATTTTGTAGAGTTACTTTTTACCATTATATTTATTATATCCATTATACTTTAATGATTTCAATAGGTTAACCATTATATTTTACCCAATATCCATTATACTTTAATGATTTCAATAGGTTAACCACCAAGACTTGCTTAAACCATAGACTATTCCCGTATAGCCTTCATATCTCTTAAAAATATCTTGTTTTGAAATTTCAACTAAATGGCCTGAATCAATCATACTTTGGATATTTCTTTTGAGCGCCTGGGTAGCCCCTAAACGGTCATTTCGATAACTGGCTATACTAACCATTCTTTGAGATAGATATGTGTATGGAATTAGTTTTGCTTTAAATAATTCCATCACTTGAGAATTTTCTTTTATGTATTTTGGTGGACTAGTTAAGTAAGCCTTTATTCCATGACGAAGGTCAAACAATTGCTTACTATCTCCTTGGCCTACATCTCCTTTTCCGAATCTATCCACCACCAACTCGGTATCCTTTATTACAAAATCTATAGCCCATTGGGCAGATTCTATGGTGATAACTGGGCGATGGGGGTTTATCCCTACTGCTACCAAAGCCGCCAGTTTAATTGCCTTTAAATGCGCCCTAGTCCACATCTGGCTTTGGATTCCAGATTTATCGGAGTTATTGGACATATCATTACTGTGGTCATCAAACTTCTCCATTATATCATCTGCCGCTGAATCCATTTCCACCTGAATAATGTTTCCACTGTTGGTAGCGGTTAAGGAGATGGCAACCAAATCGGCAAATCGTTGGCTTAACCCTTCTGGTGGGGCGAAATGGGCATTGCGATTTCTTGGGGGGCGGTCGCCGATATACTCAACAATGGAGAACCTTGGAATAAGCCCTTGTGCAACT